GACGACGACGGCATAGTGCATGTAAGGCCGTTCGTATTCTGCCCAACGCGCGGGATCGAGGAGCGCAGCAAACGCGACCGCGCGCCATATGACGTGTGGTGTCGTGATGGTTTCATGATTCCGATAGGCGGCGAGGTAATGGATTATGACCAGATAGCGGTATATTTGCGCGACAGCCTGGCGGATATGGGCATCGTTGTAGAACAAGTGCATTATGACCGATGGAAAATAAACGATTTTCAAGCGGCGTGTGATAGGCAAAGCGCATTAACCGATGCGGAATTTATACCAGTCGGGCAGGGTTTCAAAGATATGGGCGTTCGTTGCGATTGCCTGTTAAACAATATGCTGGAATCTAAGATAAAACACGGCGGGCATCCATTGTTGACTATGGCGGCATCAAACGCCATAGCGGTGCGCGACCCGGCCGGGTCTGTGAAATTAGACAAATCGAAATCGACGCGGCGTATTGATCCATTAGTGGGTATGGTACAGGCGGTGTACCCTTTATTGGACGGCGAGGGCGACGGGCAGATGGAAATAGAATTATGGATAGGATAAGGGCGTTGACGTTATGAGTCATTCGTTAAGGATAGATATTGTAAGGTGTATTGATGCGATAGAGTGCGGGCGCGTGTCGGCAGATAATAGGGCGCTATTTATAAAATATCTAAAAGCAGTCAAGGCCGGGCGCGTTTTGTTTGGGATACAAAACACATTAACAGAGTGTATCGGCTGCACGACCGAGGCGCAAAAGGAACGGGCGTTATTGTCGAATACCGTATTCAACAATCAGCCGGAATGGATCGCCTGGATATTGTGGGAATTTGGGATTGATATATATATTAGAAAATAGACGGTAGACGGACGGCGGGAACGCGCATATATTCACAAATTCCGAACCGGGGAAAATACAATGCCGTTAGATAAGCACGTTATTAAGACAGGTAGGCAATCTGAAAGCGACCCGTATAAATTCGTATTATCGACGAGCGACGTAGACAGGGACGGCGACGTGGTGGTTCCCGACGGGATCAGCCTAAAAGACTTCAAAAAAAACCCAATAGCGTTATTCTCACACAATCATAATTTCCCGATAGGTACATGGGAAAATTTACGCGTCGAAGGCAAACGCCTGGTAGGTGATTTATTCCTTGCAGCGGCGGGAACGTCGAAGCTGGTAGACGAGGTGCGCAGCCTGGTAGAGCAGAGAATACTAAAAGCGGTATCTATTGGTTTTAGTGTTAGTGACTATACAGAGATCAAACAGACCGGCGGGTATCGTTTCGAAAAAACAGAATTACACGAGGCGTCGTTGGTTGCCGTTCCGGCGAATCAAAACGCATTAATGGTAAAAGGCTTATCAGCCGAATCTAAAGCATTATTTTTCACCGATTCAAAAAGCAGCAATCCGCGCGCGGGATCGGTAAGCGACCAGACGCCGCCAGGCGCTACATTCTCACAATCAATCAAAGGACATAAACCAATGAGTATTGCAGACCGCATCAAAGCGAAGCAAGGACGGAAGGTAGCTATTCTGGATCGCATGACAGAACTGAAAGCGATGGCAGAGGGCGACGACGAATTAACAGAAGATCAGCAAGCAGAAATTGAAGCGTTGACCGATGAAATGACGACCGTTAAGGGTTCGATTAAATCACTGGAATCAATCGAGGCAAGTTTGCAAGCAACGGCGGAGCCGGTAAACAAACTGGCGCGCCCTGGTCGCGTTGCCGGTGAGGCAGCGCCAAAGAACGACGGCGCGTTATTGATTAAAGCGGCCGCCGTAAATTTTCTCGCGCATATCGAAAAGAAATCACCAGCGCAGATTATGAAAGAACGGTATGCCGACGACGACCAGTTAAGCTCAGTTGTTAAAACAGCGGTGGCCGGTGCAGATACCACAACCGCCGGATGGGCGGCGGAACTGGTAGGAGAAAGCGTTGTAGGTTTTCTGGATCAGCTAAAGCCGGTATCAGTCTATGCACAAGCGGCCGCAATGGGTTTGTCCATTCCGTTTGGTAATTCTGGCAGTATTAAAGTACCAGCGCGGGCCGGAACTATTCTTGATCTAGCGGGCGCATTTATTGGGGAATCGGGCGTAATCCCCGTAAAGCAGGGCGCATTTTCATCAATTACGATTAATCGTTATAAACTGGGCGTTATGTCGGTATTCTCGAAAGAGTTGGCGCGCAGTTCAACGCCACAGATCGAAACCGTATTACGACAGGCAATGATCGACGATACGGCAAATGCACTAGATAATGCGTTTCTAGATGCAAGTGCGGCGGTAACAGGTGTGCGGCCAGCGGGCATTATGGCTGGTATTACTGGTACAGTGTCGGCGGGTGATACGCTCGATAATATCATTACCGACTTGCGCGTATTGATGGAGTCATTAGCCAGCGTTAACGCGGGCCAGAAACCCGTATTCATGTTGAATACGGCGCGCATTATCGGATTGTCAACGGTTACAAATGCGACAGGTAGTTTTGTATTCCGTGATGAAATCGGACAAGGCCGTATCATGGGTATTCCATTTATCGCGTCAACTAACGTTCCATCCGATGAAGTGATGATTCTGGACGCGGCTCACCTTGCCACAGCATTTGGAACGCCAGAAATCGAGGCCAGCGACGTTGCAACACTGACAATGGCGAACGCCGACGGAACTGCACCAACACAAGCTACAGACGGCGCGGGCGCATTGGGTACGGCAGAGCAGGTGCAACCAGATAGCGGTATTAGCGTTGCGGGTGGTGCGGATAGTGGGGTAGCGACGGCCGGTTATCAGGCACAGTCTATGTTTCAGACCTGGCAGATAGCCGTAAGGAATGTAACGCCGATTTCATGGGCGCTTATGCGCGCGGGTATCGTTGATCGTATTACCGGCGTTAGTTGGTAATACGCTTTTTGTTAGTTAGATCATAACCCGGCCACAATGGCCGGGTTGTTTTAACCAAGGGGGCGTATCGTGGCAATACAGCAAATAACTATATGGGACGGTATCAGATTTTCTAAAATACCGGAATCCGAAGCGGTAGAACTAGAGGCGGCCGGAAAGTGCCAAATTATTCGGGGTTGTATGTCGGGGCCGGAATTCAAAACGCGCGACCAGATGGGCGGTTATAAAACGCGCGAAATGACGCCAGAAAAGAAAACACCAAAGAAAAGGGCGAAAAAGAAAGCGGCGGCTAAATAATGGGCGCGTTGGCAATCGTTAAGAATTGGTTAGGCGTTAACGCAACGCAGGGCGGAGCAATACCGATATCGTGGCCGCAAAATTACTGGCAGCGTTACATGGCGCCGACAGTAAACGATGCGTGTGCAATGGTTGGCGCTTGCGCGGATGCGTATAGCCAAACAGCCGCACTATTGCCGACACAGCACACAAAGAAAAACGAACGGGGCGGCCTGGATATACTGAATTCAGCGGCAACCAGGGTATTGAGAAGCCCGAACGCATACCAAACAGGGTCAGACTTTCGGTTAAATATGGTACGTCGGTTGATTACGACCGGGAACGCATACGCGGTTGCCATGCGAAACAACCGCAACGAAGTAATCGAATTGCACGTTGTATCATCGCAGGGAACCGAACCGTATATAGACGCCGATAGCGGCGCGATATTTTACGCCGTTGGGGATAATCCTTTTGTTGGCGATATCGACGCATTAATACCGGCGCGCGATGTTTTACATATCAAACTATATACGCCTAAACATCCGCTAGTTGGTGTTAGCCCGATAGAAAACGCGGCCGCTAGCATTGCAGCGAATCAGGCGATAACGGCTCACCAGGCGTCATTTTTTAATAATATGTCGCGGCCGTCGGGTGTGTTATCGACAGACCAGGTATTAAAAGCGGATCAGATAACAACGTTACGCGCAGCATGGGAGGAGCAAAGCACAGGATTAAACAGCGGGAAAATGCCAATACTGTTTGGTGGTTTGAAGTTTCAGCCAATGTCGTTAAATAGCCAGGACGCGCAGTTAGTGGAGGCGTTTGGAATGACGAACGAAGATATCGCGCGCGCCTTCCGTGTGCCGTTGGCATTGGTTGGCGATAACCGCAATTCGACTTATAACAATGTTGAGCAATTAATAAACGCCTGGTTAACGCAGGGTTTGGGTTTTGTTCTAGAGCATACCGAGGCGGCATTAGATAAATTCTTTAATCTACCAGCCGACGAGCATATAAACTTTGAAACCGACATATCGTTATTGCGTACTGATTTCGATATGAGAATCGACGCATTAACTAAAGGTATTCAAGGCGGTTTATATTCGCCGAATGAGGCCAGAGCAAAGGAACGGTTGCCAGCTATGCCGAACGGCGACGAGCCAAGATTACAGGCGCAGGTGATACCATTAAGTCAAAACGGCATGATCGAGCCAGAGCCAGAGCCAGAGCCAGAACCGGAGCCGACCGAGGAAGATTTAGAGGCGGAATATCGCGCAGAATTCGAGAAATGTATAAATGGATAAGTCGAAAAAATCGTTAATAAAAACAATCGCCGACCTATTCAAAACCGAGCGTGAGCGAACCGACGACAAAATTTACGAAACCGTAATAGAAACCGTCGATAAAATGTCGCCAGGTATGAAGGGCGAACCAGGATCACCAGGTGAGCCAGGCGCTACTGGCTCACCAGGTGAGCCAGGTACAGACCGTATTGCTATTGCGCCGCGTCGGATCGCGGGCGATGTTAGCGTTGAAAAAAACGAACTGGTATATAGCCAGGGCGGTTTATTTCAGGCAATACGGCGGTCAGATGGTGATCCAGAAAACGACCCAGGCAGTTACGAATGCGTGATATCCGGCGTTGCCGAAGTCGAATTTACAGAGCAATGGGAAACCCGAACGCTAGACGTATACGCCAGGTTATCGGATGGCGGTATACAAAAGGCGTCATTCCCGATGGGGCCGCGTTTTCTAAAGTCGGTTGCGGGCGTCAAGATCATAGAGGGCGACTGGTTATACAACGGTAAACATTTGTTAATTGCAGAAACCGACGACGCCGTATGGCCGGACGGGTGGACAGATATAAATCTGTCTATCAAGGGCGAGCAAGGCAGCCGGGGCCGTCGTGGTGTGCCTGGCGACCAGGGCGCGCGGGGTATCGGTATTGCAGATATCGGAATAGAACAAAACCATATCATCGTTGAATTAACCAACGGCGAAATAAAAACACTTAATATTGATTATGTTGGTGGGGAACAGCCAGAACAGCCGATTAAATCATATCAGGGTTATTATGATAAGGATTCAACGTATATAGCGGGCGACGTTGTAACGACCGCCAGCGGGTTATTTCTGGCCCTGGTTAATGACCCCGGCGGCGACCTGTTAGACAGTGAACGATGGGCTAAAATGCTAGGCACATTAAACCAGCCTGGCGGGTTCTTACAAGCGCCTATGGTATGGCGCGGTGCGTGGCGGGCGTCGGAATATAAAACCAGCGAGGTTGTTACCGATGAAGGCTGGCTAATGATATCAAATACAAAGACCAGCGACCGGGCCGCACCACAACCGACCGGCGGCGAGTTTGTGCCGTCGTCGTTAGAACCATTGTTCCCGCCGGTATTTGCGCCGCAAAGTTTTGCATCGGCCGATATCATTACGATAGTGCAGCGATATACATTTGCAAACGCGGGCATGATTAACGGTTTTAGGTATTACGTGCCGCCGTCGTTGGAGGGTTCAGCAATGCGCGTTAGCGTTGTTACAGATCCGGTAGGCAATCCGAACAGCGCAATAATGATACCGGAATTTACTATACCAACGGGCGTTGGGGATCAGTGGGTAACGAAAGACGTTAACCGATTTTCACCAGCGAACCAGGTTTATGACGTAGTAATGCAGATATTACCAACGGCGGGCGAAATAACGTTTACCGGGGACTGGGATTATATACAGGATAACGGGGGCGACCCAGGCGCGGGCCAGATATACCACAATGGCGGCGGCAATACTGACACGATATATATTAACGAAACAGACGACGCGGCGGCCGACAGAAGCGCAGAGCTTGATTTATTATCGGCCGGTTCAAGCATTGTAATGACTGGCGGTTTAACCTGGCAGATTGATGTAATTACAAAAACCGGCGGCGTGTATACGGCGACGGTAACGCCAGCATCGAGGGCGGGGGAACAATTAACAACGTTTGCATTTACTTATTATGGCCTGGGGACTATTGATTATTTTACCGATGCGGCGTTTTTTACCGCAGCAACGGGAATACAGTCATTTGCAATAGCGGCGGTATATGATCCATTGACCGCGTTAACGTCAGACTGTCAGATGATGGATTTAGTTGTGCAGGGGTACGCGGAGTCTCCTGATTGGGATTTTATGAGCGTGGCGGGTGATGTTAGCGCCAGCGGTTCGAGCGCGCTAGATTCAATGGATTATCAATTTGATTCATTGTCGGCAACCGTTACAGATGTTTCAAACGTGTGGCCGGTAGATCCAGATACGGTAGGGGTCGACCAGGTGCAGGTAAGAATACAACACGACGTATCCGGCGGGTTATATCAATTCGGGTTATCGACGACGGCGCAAATAAACGCAACGGGTAACTCTATCGAAACACGGTTTAGCCTGGACGGCGGCACAAGTTGGGAACAACAGGAAAAGGAAAGCAAGGATGGAACCGACAGGCTGTTTACAGATTATTTATTCCCATTGCCGTTAGACGCCGGGCCGGTTGATCTGATAGTGCAGGTTAAAAAGGAAAACGCCGCGAATACATTAGATGTATTTTTTGCTAACGTTTGGTTAACGAGGGTTAAGTAATGACTTTTGATTTAGCAGCGGCAAAGGCCAGATTGAATATCGTCGATACGTCGAAGGACGTAGAAATTCAAAACGCACTTGATATAAGTCAAGGGATAGTGGAAAACTATCTTGATCGAAAGCTAGACGACGCGGCCGAGGTTGAGACTTTTTACAGTGTATCGAATCAGACGTTGCAGGTACGCCGGTTTCCGATTACAGCGGTAAATTCGATAACCGAAGGCGTGGCGGCGCAAGTGGATTTAGAAAAAGGAATTATATACTTTCGTAATGCGTTAATTGCCGAAGCGGTAGAGGTTGATTACCAGGGCGGATATGCCGTGTTGCCGCCAGATTTAGAGGAGGCAATGTGGCAGGTATTTGATTATATATGGCTAAAAGTCGATAACCCAGGGGGCAGCGTTGCGGCGGGTGCGATAGACCGCATAACAATTCCAGATGTAGGTACTATCAGTTATGCGACGAATGGGGACGGCGTACCAGAAGGGCCGTTTACAGGTGTCGCATATATGCTAGATAGTTACCGGCGGTTATCATGTTAGGTACGTTTGTCGTGCTGGCAATATTGTTTATTGCGGGGTGTACGTATATCGACGTATCGGGCGACAATAACGGAATTGATAGCGTTAACGATGGGGGGGTGGTTGAGGTGGAAGCGTCGCAAGATGTTGATGCAGACATTAACGCCGACGAAACAAAAGATTCGGTCCAAAAACCAGAGGGAAAAAATGTTACCGGAGAGTGACAAAGCGACATACCGTAAGGCATGGAACGACGCTATAAATTTGCTAGGCGTAAGCGCGACATTGAACGCGGGCGGCACAGACTATCCGGTTATAATCGGATTTCAAAAACCCAGGGATGCGCAAATAATAAACGAATACACCGAGGAGGCGCGGGTATTAACACTAAGGGTTTTGGACATACCAGGCGTTACGCCAATAGCGAACGATTCTATAACTATGCCTGGCGGTGAAGAGTACGCAATAAAGGAATTACATACTGTTAATATTAACGATATTTTGATGGGTTGGCGGGCGGTATGTCTAGGCTAGTAGTCAGGGAAGCGTTCAGAAATGAAATGATCGCCTTCGCCGCCGGTTATGCGCCGCCGTTTGCCTTTTATGACACGATAGACAAAACGCACAAAGTTAATGATCCTACCTGGGCGACGGTTGAATTTTTCACCGAGTATACTGACCGCCTATGTTACGGCGGCCAAAAACAACAGGAAGTCGGAACGGTTGACGTTACAGTATTTACCAAAGCGGGCGCGGGTGATACGGAGGCCGTAACAATCGGCGACGCGATACAAGATTATTTCTTAACGGTTAACATGGCAGATGTAGAAGTGAGCGACACGACGGCGGCCAGCGAATACACGGCGGGCGACGTTGGCGGCAAGTATTACGGTATTACGATTTCAATAGAATATAATTATTTTTATTAACACGGCGCAAGCCGGGAGTAAAACAAAATGGGCGTTACAAATACCAAAGGATTAAAGGTGTTAATGTCAACGGGAACCGTACCAGGTGCGGTAATACCGACCGCCATTACGTCGGCCGCGCCAGCGGTTGTTACCGTGGCCGATACAGCCGGTATGGCAGATGGTCAGGTGGTAAAAATGACTGATACAGGTTTTGAAGAACTGGACGGGCAATTATTTGTCGTTGGCGGTTTAACAGGGACGGATTTTAACCTGGTTGGATCAGATACAACCAACACAACCGGAACGCTTGCAGTAACGCCACTGGCGACCTATTACGATGATACGACGGATATGGAGCAGTTGTGCCTGTCTACCATCGGCGTTAATCCAGAAACGTCAACGCCGGTTAGCGTGGCGACTTTTTGCGATACGTCGGCGCAAGTGGATGGCATCGAGGCGGGCGCGGGTACCATAGACCTGGGTTTCTGGTTGGATAAAGACGACGCGGGTTACGCGGCGCTAATGGCGGCGGAGAGTGACAGCGCCGAACGTGTTTTTAAAATAACATTCCCTGGCGGCAATGGGGATATGGTTTTTGAGGGTACGGTTTCTGGGTTGAATTTTACCGACATACCGTTAGACGGAAGCCCGGCTCTGATTGCGAATATTACGCTAGTATCCAAATATGAGCATAGATTCTAGTATGAGGGTATTGCAAACGGATATACCAGGTATCGGGCCGTGTGAATTGCGCGAACCGTTGTTAAAGACGGTTCGGCCGTTCCTGGGATTAATAGGGACGGATACACAGGAATTCATGATTAATATCTTGAATGTATGCGTATACCAGGGCGACCAGCATATAGCGAACGTCGATAACGTTATAGGGTTGTCGGCGTTGCAGTCATTAATGCCGTTGTTATCCGAGTTATTGGGATTCGATGAAGAACCGGAGGGCGACGAGGGAAACGACTAACGGCCGACGAGTGGTTTATGTATTCGTTAGCCGATAACCTTAACTGCTTTGTTTGTGACCTGGAGCGTATGCCGTTCACAGAATTGCTAGGCTGGTCGAAATACCACAGGCAGAAAAGCGAGGCGCAGCAAGCAGAGCCGGAGCTAGACTGGTCAAAACCCGAAACCGTGGCGAATGTGTTTAAATTATGACAGACAAAGCAAAATTTGAACTGGTTGGCGTAAAGCAGTTAATCGACGCGTTAAGGGCGGTAGGGCCAGGCGTTGCCAAACGTGCAGGAAAAACAGGTGTAAGAAAGGCCGCCGTTAAGATGCGTACACACATGCGACAAAGTGCGCCGCGTATAAACGGAAACCTGAGAAAGTCATTAAAATATAAAGCGGTTCGGCGGCGGGATGGAACGGCGGTGTATCGGGTTGGATTATTCGACCGTTGGTATTATAAAACGCTCGATATGGAGACAAGGCGCGGGCCGCCTATGAATCCGTGGATGTTGAAAGCGATAGACAGAAATATAGACGAATCGCAACGGATCATCATAACGGAATCAATCAAGGCCGTTAATTTTGAGGCGGGCAAACAGTACGCAAAGAATAAAGCCGCAATGCGCGGCCTGGTGGGTATCTAATGACAACACTGGCAAGCCTGGCGGTTAACTTAGAGTTACAGACGGCGGAATTCCAGCGGGGCGTAGAAAAAGCAAACGGCCATATGCGCAAGCTACAAACGTCAACAAAGCGCATAGATAAACAGTTGTCGTCGGCGGGCCGCCAGTTTAAATCGTTTGTTGGTCAGGCCATTGCATTTGCGGGTATATCGTTTGGTGCGTCATTCTTAAAAGGTGTTATTGAAACCAATAGCCAGCTAGCAAAAAACGCCGACACGTTGGGCCTGGGCATAGAGGCATATCAGGAACTACAATTCGCGGCGGAACGTTCAGGCATTGCAACCAGTCAATTTACGTCAAATATGACGGCATTTGTAAAGCGTGTCGGCGAGGCGCGCCAGGGTGTCGGGCCGTTGGTGTCGGGCCTGAAAGATTTAGATCAGGAATTATTACGCAATATCGTTACGGCCGACGGCCAGGAGGCGGCGTTAAAGATTGTTGCCGATGCAATCAAAAACGCCGACAGCGCGGCCGAACGTGCAGCCATTACTAACGCGGCATTCTCCCGGTCAGGTGTTGCGATGGTTGCGGCGCTCAAGGATGGGGCCGAAGGGTTAAACGCGTTTGCGGCAGAGGCTCACAACCTGGGCCTGGTGATCGAGGAAGATTTAATAAGGAGCGCGGAACGTTACGACGACCAGTTGTTAAATTTATCGCGGAGGATATCGGCAACGTTTGGCGCGGGGTTTCTTGATCTGGTTACAACGGTTCTGGATAGTTCAACGAAAGTATTTAACGCGTTTTTTGCGACCGTTGAGAAAGGCGTAAACACGATATCGGCAGGGCTAGAGCGCGCGTTTGCGTTGTTTGATTTACTCAGCACAAAAAACATATTACGACCGGCGGAGGCGTTGCGGGAATATAACGAGGTTGTAAGCTCGATTGACGCGGATCTTATCAGCATGAATGCGGCCGTGGATGCGGGGGCGGATGCGGCGTTTACCTATGAGAATGAAGTAATAGCCGCCAGGGCCGCAACGGAAGCAATGAACGCCGAGGCCAGGAAAATTACAAATACTATGGGGGCGGAAGTGCCAGCGGCGTTTGAAAAGGCGACCAAAAGCGTTGGTGATTTCGGGGCCGTTGCGCGCCAAATTGAATTTGCAAATATAGACGCGGAATTCTTTGATGATTTCGCCGACGGTATGACAGACAGCGCCAAGCAGGTTGATAAGTTAAACGAATCAATAGAAGGCATGGCGGCCGACGGTATAACCGATATGGTTTTAGGTTTCGGTGATGCGGAAAAATCGTTCGGTGAATTTGCTACGAGTTTCATTAAAGATATTGCGGCAATGATTATTAAACAACAGTTGTTTAATGCGTTGTCGGGTGCGTTCGATGGGGCGGTTGGCGGGTTATTCGGCGGCGGCAAAGCGGGCGGCGGGCCGGTTGCCGGTGGTACAACGTACCTGGTTGGCGAACGCGGGCCGGAATTATTCACGCCAGCGACCAGCGGCGCGATAACCAGTAACGAGAAGCTAGGCAGCACGACTGTCAATATAAATAACTATTCAGGCGGCGAGGCCAGCGTGTCGCAGACCGAGGATAACCAGGGGAACATCAATATAGATGTTCTGGTTAGCAAGTCGGTCAAAGCAGAAATGAGGCGCGGCGGTTTTGATTCAATCAATAAAACCCAATACGGAATGAAAAGGCGGGGTTATTAAATGGCGGCGTTACCATTTCCAACGAGTTTGGCGGATTGCTTTATGTTGGGCGGATACGCAAGCCAGGACGCGCCAAACGTTCTTAGGTCGCAGGTTGACGCGGGAACGGCAAAAGTGCGCCGACGTTATACCGAGGCAGTAAACAACGTTAGTGCCAGTATTAGCGCCGACAAAACGCAAATAAAAACGTTCGACGATTTTTACCATATAGATTTACAGTCGGGTGTTAATCGGTTTACATTTCTTGATCCGGTAACAGAAACCGAGAAGGAATACAGGTTTAGGGAACCGCCAAGCTATACACCGATAACAGATACACAGTGGTTGATTAGTATGGCGTTGGAAGTAACGCCGTAATGGGCCGGAGTCTTTCACCGTTAGCGGTCGCATCGAGCCAGGCGCTAGAAACCGACCAGATTTTTCTGATGTTGTTGGAAATAATGCCAGAAACCGGCGACACGGAATACCTGGTTAATAATACACAGGACATTGTAAGCGGCGGTATTAATTACACGGCATATCCGTTCAGGTTGGCGCTAGGAAATGACGACGGCGAACGGTTGCCGGAGGTATCGTTAACACTTGATAATGTGTCGCGGTTGTTGGTTGAGGCGATACGCGCGATTGCAGCGCCGCCGCGTATAACTGTAAAGCTGGTGTTGGTGTCGCAGCCCGACACGGTAGAGTTAGAGATAAGCGGTTTAGTATTGCGCGAGGTAGCATACGACGCGTACACAATGACGGGCAAGCTATACGCCGATGATATATTGAATACGCGATATCCGGCGGACACAATAAGCCTGGCGGCAGGGTATAACGGTTTGTTTAGATGAATGAATGGATAGAGAAATATATAGGGATTCCGTATTTATCGCATGGTGCGTCATTCGGTGCGGTGGATTGTTTCGGTTTGATTCGCCTGGTATACCAAAACGAACGCGGGGTAACATTAAACGTATTTGAGTATGGCGACGCCGACGACAGCGCCGACGTGTGCAGGGCGATAGAAGATAATAAGGGCGACGAATGGCGGCGGATAAAACAGCCAGAGCAGGGTTGCGTATTGTTGTTGAATGTTAAGGGGTACGCGACGCATTGCGGGTTATATGTTGGCGAAAACAGAATGTTGCATTCTATAAAGGGGTGTAATTCCTGCATCGAGAAAACTAACGGGTTGCGTTGGAAATCACGCATAGAGGGTTATTATCGCTATGTTGGCGGTTCGCAATGACGGGCCTATATGTCAGGAATAAACTTTTTTCGTCGATTGTCGAAAGAACAGCGATTAGTGAAAACACGCAGATAAGGGCGTTAATTAATCGAATCGGTTTACCTGTAGAACTAGAAGAATATTTGCACGTTACGCATGAGGGCGAATATATACCGCGCGACGAATGGGAAAGGATGGTAACGCCACACGATATCGTGCGCGTTTCGGTTGTTCCTGCTGGCGGCGACGGTGGCGGATTATTTGCGGCGCTTGCGGGCCTGGCCCTTGCGGTATTTGCGCCATATGCCGCGCCATTCGTTGCGGGGGCGTTGGGTGTGTCAACAACGGTTGCGACCGTTGGGATTATGTTCGTCGGTTCGTTGTTATTAAATGCGATGTTCGCGCCGCCGTCGTTAAAGCCTGGCGACCAGAGCGACGATAGTGCGGGGTTCCTGGGCGTTAGCGGTATCAAAAACCAAACGCGACCACATGGCGCGGTTCGTTGTATATACGGAACGTATAAGGTAGCGCCGGACGTTGCCGCCGAAAGCTATATATTAACCAGCGGCGACGTACAAACGTTATACAGTCTATTCGACTTTGGATACGGGGAAATTGACGTATCGAGCATCGAGATAGGCAATACAGCAATCGGAAAATATGCGGGCGCACAGTACAAAATCAGAAAAAATTACACTAACGAAGCGTTAACGTATTATAAAAACGATAACGTTACAGACGGATATAATACCGAGATACGCAATACAAATATTGCCAGGGTTGCGCCGTCGAATGAATCAAACGAAGTAACGATAACAATACAATTCTCAATGGGCCTGGGATATCAATACGATAAACACAGCGAATTTAGAGAATGGTTTGCCGGTTTCCATGTTCATTATAGAAAAGTAAGTACGGGCCAGGTTGTTAATCTGTATCAAACTACATACCGTTCTTTTAGTCATGCGACAACACAGCTAGACGTTGCCAGCGTTCAGGTTGCGCGCAGAACCAAACAGCCGTTTGTGTTCACGATAACGGCCGGTATGCCGTCGTCGGGCGAGTGGGAGGTTAACGTATACCGTACCAGGTGGCCCATATATTACGACCGAGCGTTAGAGGAAGATACGTATTTGGATAAAACGGTTTTAACCTCGATTCGCTCAACAACGTATCGAAAGGCGCTCGATTTTGCGACGCCACATACCATTATGGAAATGAGGGTAACGGCAACAGATCAGCTAAGCGGCGTTGTCGATAACATTACGGCGATGTGCGCCAGGCGTATACCTACATGGGACGGTAACAGCCAGGTGTTCAGCGCGCCAGTACAAACAAGTAACCCGGCCTGGATTGCGTTAGACCTATTGCGCGGCACAGCGAACCCAGACGCGATACCCGATACCAGAATAGATTTATTCTCGTTTTGGTATTGGGCCAGCTATTGCGACCGAATGGCGGCGCAGGGTGATAACTACTACCAGGCGGCGGTAAATTGGGACGCAAGACGCACAGTAC